GCCGCCCTACAGGGTATGGACGCCATACTGGCTAAGTTTGCCACCGTGCTGCAGCGCACAGCCAGTGCAGTGGCCCCCCGCCAGATGGGTGAGGTGGTGGATGCTGCAGCTCCCTAGCCAGATTAAAGACCAGCTTATGGCCGCCCCGTTTGACCGCGTGGCTGACCTTTGGCACATACTGGAGGCCCAACTGGGCGCGGACGTAAAGCCCTGGCTCGCCCAACACGACCGCTACTACCTACTAGTGCGCGTGCTTAACCGCATGGACTGCGTACACCCCTGGCTGTACGCCCGCACTAGGGAGGTTGAGCAGGACCGCGACGGCCACTTGGACCTCTGGGCCCGCGAGCACTACAAGAGCACGATTATTACCTACGCAGGTATAATCCAAGAGGTGCTGTGCAACCCGGACATTACGGTGGGCATATTCAGCCACACCAAGCCCATAGCCAAGGCGTTTCTGCGGCAGATACAAAAAGAATTTGAGAACAACCAAACCCTACGCACATTGTTCCCCGGCTTGTTTTGGCAGACGCCCGAGCGTGACGCCCCTAGCTGGAGCTTGGACAACGGCATTACCGTCAACAGGCAAGCCAACCCCAAGGAAAACACCATTGAGGCCCACGGCTTGGTGGACGGCCAGCCAACGTCCAAGCACTTTAGCTTGCTGGTGTATGACGATGTGGTAACAAGGGAGTCAGTCTCTACGCCCGAGCAGATACAGAAGACCACTGAGGCCTGGGAGCTTAGTGACAACCTTGGCACCGCCGGTGGACGCAAGTGGCACATTGGCACCCGCTACAGCTACGCCGACACCTACGAGGCCATGCTCCAGCGCAAGGCGGTTAAGGTGCGCCTGTACGCCGCCACTGACGACGGCACCATCACCGGTGACCCTGTCTTGTTCACCCCGCAGGTGTGGCTGGCTAAGGTGCGCGACCAAGGCGAAGCCACCATTAGTTGCCAAATGTTGCAGAACCCCCTGGCAGGCCAGCAGCGCATGTTTGACGTTACAGACGTCCGCGTGTACGAGGTCCGCCCCGAGGTGATGAATGTGTACATCATGGTTGACCCGGCCCGCAGCAAGAAAAAGGACAGCGCCAAGACCGCCATTGCTGTTGTGGGCATCGACTACGCCCTGAACAAGTACCTGCTAGACGGCTTCAACCACAAGATGGACCTGCGCGAGCGCTGGCAGCGCACCGCCCAGATGTTCCACCGCTGGAAGCGCGCCCCCGGCGTGCAGAACATCAAGGTGGGGTACGAGGCCTTTGGCGCCCAAGCGGACCTTGACTACTTTGCCGAGCAGATGCAGAGCCCCCGCGAGGGCGGGCACTTCATAATCCAGGAGCTGCTGTGGCCCCGGGACAGCGAGGGCAGCAAGACCGACCGCGTGCAGCGCCTGGGGCCGGACCTCCGCGCCCACAAGCTGTTTGTACCCTACGACACCGACCCCACCGCCCTTACCCGCACCCAGCGCAACATGGAGAACACCGGCTACAAGCACCGCATAGCCGCGCCAATCCGCCGCAAGGACGAGTCCAACCAAGTGTACGACCTCACCAAGGACCTCCGCATGCAGTTGCACTTCTTCCCCTTTGGGGGGAAGAAAGACTTGGTGGACGCACTGTCCCGCATCTACGACATGGAGCCCCGCGCCCCCAACTTTGCCGAGCCCAGCTACCTGGAGCCCGAGTTTGTGTAGTACACTAGGCCCACTATGTCAGCGCTGAATCCTAAAGATCTTGGCAAGAAAGTCACAACCCGTGACTTTAACTGGCTCGACCTGTGCATGCGCGCCTGGGGCGCCGACTTTAACGCCCCTGACCACGACATCTACCAGTGGTCTAACGGCCGCAGGTTTGACAGCACCGACAAGTACCTAACTGGCGTGTACGGCGTCCCGGTGTTTGACGTCCTCACCCAGGACAACAACTACATGGACATGCAGCCCGGGCTGGCCATGTCCGGCCTCAGCGCGACTGAGGAGATTGAGATTGCCCTTGAGGTTGGCCCCGCCGCCAACACTGCCCGTTGGGTGAATAACGCAGGCAGCACGGTGCTGTGGACCAACGCGTTTTACGCCACGGTTGACTTTACCCCCTAACGCACACACAGCACTATGGCAACTCCAGTATCACAGCTACCGCTTGCAATATTGCCTGTAACGGGCGCGGACTACCTGATAGTTGACCAAGCCAACGCGCAAGCCACCACAGGCTATGTAACGCGGCGGACCCCGGTAAGCGCGGTAATTGCGGCAGGCGGCATGGCGGCCAACATAAGCTACACGCCCGCAGGCACGGGCGCCGTAACCACCACGGTACAAACCAAGCTGCGGCAGACTGTTAGCGTGGACGACTTTGTTGGCCCCAGCGTCACCACTACGCAGTCCATACTCAACGCGCAAGCCGCGCTAGTTGCTGCCGGTGGCGGCACGCTGTTATTCACCCAGGGTACTACGTACACCATTACGGCGGCAATCCCCATGCAGGCCGGCGTTACCTACAAGGGCGGTGGCCGTGCTGGCGTGGACGCTGCGGTGCCCCGGGGCGCCAAGATTGTTAGCTCTACGTCTGCGTTGTTTAACAACAGCGCCAGCGCCAACTTGTCCGGCATTACGTTTGACGGGCTCACGCTACAGTCCTTGTCAGGTGGTGGACACATATTTGACTGGACCACCATTGGCCTAGTGTCCAAGGTTGAGATTAAAAACTGCGTGCTGGAGCAGGCCAACACAGGCAAGAGTGTTATCTGTGGGGTTAGTACTGTACCTACCCTCAACACACATGGCATATTCTCCATTTGGTTCCACCATAACGACTACTCGTACGCGCCCAGCAGTACGGTTTCGGCCATCAATATCCGCACGTTTACGGTCAACAGTATCGTAATGGACACGTTCTGGTCTACGTGCACAGCGCAGTCAGTGTCCGGGGTCCCCTCGATCACCATTGAAAGCACTAACGCAGCGGGATCTGCGTTTAACGTAGTGATTAAGCAAGGTACGTTTGAGTTTGCCAATGCTGGGGCAATTAAGCTACTGTCCTGCTACTACAGCGGCATTGAGCAGTGCGTGTCTTACGACATCAATACCGGAACGCACCCCTTGTCTAACCCTACGTTTCAGATCAGTAAAGGCACGGGTCCAGGGTCTGCAATGTGTTGGGTCAAAGGGTGTCGTAGTATGTTCGGCACCGCAACGTACCCTGACTTGCGCATTGACTGCGCCACTGGCGGGTTGTACAGCGTTAGTGAGTCTGAGTTTTACTGGATTGACGGCGTAACCGCTAACCAGCCGCAGACTTCCTTACGTGGAAACTCAATAAGCAGGTTTGAGAACTTCTCGTTCCTCTCGCTTAACGAAGGTGTTGAGCACGATCTGTTTTTCTCTGGTACAGATGCAAGCAGTAAGTCGTATTCTATATGGAACGGTGTAAGCGGTGCTTCTAATGGGTACTTAAACTTTGCCCAAGGTGCGCCGGTGGATGGGTCGGGCACGGCGCCCGTGCTCTCCTACTTGGGGGGTTTCTCACCTTCGGGGTTGTTCCAGTGGGGTGGGTCTGCTGTAGCGCCTAACTTGTACATCACGGCTGGCGGGTTGTTGTACCCGAGTACGGTTATCTTGCGCCGGACGGCTATTACTTACAGCGCCAGTATGGCGGTGGACAACACGTACCAGTCGTTCACAATTACGGCGACCAACGGCACCGCGTTTACGATTACAAGCCCGCTCTACCCCACGTACGACGGTGAAACAATTACCTTCACTATCAGAAACACCAGCGGCGGCGCGTTGGGCACGGCTACATGGGGGGCGTTGTACAAGCTAGCAGCATGGACGCAGCCCGCCACCGGCTACAGCCGCAGCATTACATTCCTGTGCAATGGCACAAACTTTATTGAACTCAGCCGCACCGCCGCTGACGTGCCTAACTAAAGGGGGTCACAGCCATGGCCGTACCGTACACATTCGCTGGCGCCACGGCGCCAATCCCCCTTAGCCAGCTAGACGCTAACTTTGCAGTTCTTAATCCTCTGCTGCCCGCCAACGGCGGCACAGGCATCACCAGCCTAGGCACAGGGGTAGCAACGTTCCTAGGTACGCCCACCAGCGCCAACCTAGCCGCCGCCGTAACGGACGAAACCGGCACCGGCGCGCTGGTGTTTGCCACCAGCCCCACGCTAGCCACTCCGGTTATCAGTGGGTTTAGGGAATCAACTACAGACATTGGTACTGTAGTTAATTCTTATCAACTTAGTATTACGTCTAGTACTGTATTGATCGCTACATTGACTGCTAGCCAAGCCTGTGTGTTTGCTATGCCTGTGTCACCCCTAGGGGGTCAATCTTTTACCTTGCTACTTAACCAAGCATCTGGTGGTAGTGGCAGTGCTACTTTTACTGGTGTTAAGTGGAATAGCAGCGGTGCTCCTACCATTACAGTAACAGCTAGTAAGCGTGACATCTTGGGCTTTATCTACGACGGCACCAACTGGTACGGCACCTATTCACAGGGGTTCACCCCGTAAAGGCACGTATGAACCTACCGCAGCTACCGCAGGACAAAGCCAACCACGCGCTGTGGGGCGCCATAATCTTCATCGCAGCGCTGGCCGTTACCCGCACCCCGTTGATTGCCGCTGCTGTTGTGGTAGTTGCCGCTGCCGCTAAAGAGGCCAGCGATGCTATTATTAACTACCGCACAACCGGTGACCCTATGCACGGCCCACACGGCGTAGAGTTTTTGGACTTTGCCGCCACCTGTTTTGGCGGTGTGTTGGCTGCGCTGCCACTAGTGATTATGAGGTTTTGAAGTGAACTCTGCCGCCGACATCCAAACCGTTGAGCACACCAGCATCGATGAAGAAACCATCGAGATGGAAGCCAAGGCCAAACAGGTGGCCGAGCACCTGAGCAAAGCCTACCCCAACCACATGTGGGCGGTGGGCTGGGCTCCGGGCATGACGCTGGTGGTTAAGAACATGGCAATAGACGACGGGCGCTACGGCTTTACAATTGACGCTGCCAAAACCTTTAGCGCTAGCGACCTTGCCCGCAGCGCCATGCTTGCGGGTGGCGAATTGCTTGAACGCTGTGGCGTACGCCGGGGCGCTTGGGACGGCGAGATGATGGTGCTGCAAAACAAGGAAGAGGACCGCTGATCATGCCAATGTACAAAAGCAAAGACGTTGAAGTGTCTACTGACCCTAAAAAGTACAGCAGCAAAGCAACGGTAGAGTCCAGCAAGCCGCAGGGCAAGGCCAACACGTACATGGGACCGGACAAACCTAGCACCGCTGGCGACCGCGACGCCGCCCGCCGCATGGGCCACGACGCCGGCGAGATGGGCAAGAAGTGGCAAGACACTTTTGACAAGTAGTACGTCCACAGACAGGCAGTAAAAGATGCTACAAATTGACAGCAACCTGCAAGCGCCTACTGCCCAGACGGCTGACCCCGACGACAACGCCGACGAGCGCGGCTGGCTCCGCAGGGCACGTGCAGCGTACCGCAGTAGCACTACGTACGTGGATGCAAACTTCCGCAAAGGCTGGGACGACAGCATCCGCGCGTTCAACAACCAGCACCCCGGCGACAGCAAATACACACAGCCCGCGTACGACAAGCGCAGCAAGCTGTTCCGGCCCAAGATACG